ATTCTGGCTTACAAATTGCGTTACAAGCAAGCATAGCTGAACCCAACGATTTGGCCAGCTCGTGCATTTGTGAATAGGCTTGCAAGGTAGGTGATGAACTTTTCATAGAAATAACCCTAGTCAATAATAAATGATAGGGTTATTTTGAGGTATAAAGGGATTGAGTTTTTAGGGGTGTTCCACCTAAAAAGGCGATAGGTAGGCCACGTGATAGCGATAACCACCAACCGCGACAGCAACATCAACCTGGCTGAAATTAACAGAGACAGCAATTTCAGGTACGATATTCCAGGGAACCAGCTTTTCTAAGACGGGGGCAATATCTGAAATATCACTATTATCATCATCAAGGGTTAATGCGATACGCACACGGCTAGTTAAAAATGAGCCTGGCATCTCTTTTTCACTTACTGCTACTGGGTAAGAGTTTGCCAGCTCTTTTGAGTGCCAAAGCCTCAATACCCTGTTATTTCCAGGAAACAGCATGTTTAGTACGAACTGCAAAAAGTCTAGGCCACGGCCGCTGGCCATACCCTGCCAGGCAGACAAAATCATGGCCATAATATCAGTTGATAGCCCTTCTGTATCTTGTCTCAAGATCACCAGTCCATTAAGCTTACTAAAGCGCTCAATAACAACTGGGCTGCTTTCAAGCCACGGCGCACCATAGCTATTCATATCAACCAAGCCTTCAAGCTCGTATTCCTCAATCAGCTTAGTAAAAACACCTGCAATGGCTTCATCAAGCTCGTTTGCCTTATGGCTTTCTTGCACCGTTCTAGTAAAGTCGGCAGCCTGTAATTTGCTTATTTTGCCCATTTTACAAAGTCCAAATAGCTGTGCCAGTGTCGGCCGTTCTTGTCATGTCGATAGTAATGCTATCTTCTGTGATATAAGCCCATTCATGCGGTTTAATAGGGTTTTTAGCAGTATCTTCTGTTAAGACTGAAAAGTCGCTAATACGGTCCTGGAAGGCTGTAATATCACTTCTGATCTTAATGGCGATTTCTTGCTTATTAAAACCGTCTGGGTTGTGGTAGCTTGATGATAGCGAGCCTTTACCAAAGTTTTCTAGCAGCAACTCTTTGATTTGAGTCTTTACCGAATCCATGTCATGCACCGATGCTAAGCGGCCAGCAATGGTAATCTTATAAGGTCTTTCTACAACCTCTTTAATATTAACCTTTTCATCCAATAGCGAGTCAGCATTAGCTACCAGCTTTTTAATATCCTCTACCAGCGCCTTTTGCTCAATCTTGTTTTTAGCTACCACGGTTAAAAATAGATGGTTGATTGCGTCCAATGAGGCCCCGTAGTGCTTCTCATTGATCGTCTCGTTCCAAATGGCCATGTAATCAAACCGCTGCATAAAGTGCTTGCGTACTAAAAAATCAAAGTTACCCATGAAAACGGCGTTATGGTCATACATTGACGGGTAGCTGGCAAGTAGTCGCATTTGAGCCACGCTTAACGGATCTGCGCCGGCTCGAACAAGATCACCGGCTTTGAAATATAGGTTTAACTTGCTTTCCTCTGACTCGTAAATCTCACTCAAGGCCGCGCTGCTTAGGCTTGATTGGTCAACATACCCATAGCTTTGAGTGATTGCGATCTCGTAGGTATCACCGGCTTGAACCGTTGTGCCTGCACGCTCTGAATCACCAAAAACAATGGTTATATCCTCAAGGTTATGGCTCTGTAGTGTATAAGCCGCCTGGCCCAAACCGGCGTTCATAAACTTGGGCGTGTACTGAAAATTCATACCTAAAGTTGCGTTATAAACTGACAAACTCGACAGATAGGCGCCGTCGGTTGTTGATACGTCTAGGCGATAAAAAGACTCACTAACAGGTATGTTAACCTCAATATGATTAACAGTGCTTTGCTCTACTAGAACCTTTTTGGTTTCATGGCCGTTTAGCGTTACTGATGACATAAGACGCCATTGTCTGCCCGTACCGTCCTCAACTAAACGGCCCTGGCTCAAACTAACCTTGCTATTCCCATTGTTCTCAATAGTTAGCATGTGCTGGCAAGGCGTGGCAACTGGCAATATACCCTTGTTGATAGCATCTGCAATGATCGTGCTTTGCTTAGACTTGATAAACGGCTCTGTAATATTTACCTGGTTATCACGCGATAGCCATAAGACAGTTTCCACAACCGAAGTCATCATGGCTCTTACTGTGGGGTCGCCAGCTCGCCAGCGTTCTGCAACTTCTGGATAGTCGTTTAAGTGACTGTCTATACTTGATAGTATCTTTTTTCTTAGCTGGTTACTGGGCACTGACATTATAGTAATCCTGATCAATATCGGTTATTGGGTTTTCATTTAGCTGAATATCAATACTGCCAATAGATAAGACGACGTTAATCGTATCAAATCCCACTGTTTCAATGGATATACTTAATTGATCTTCATCTAGTGTGTTTATTATCGGTATATCGGCCCTAAGCTTGCTTAAAAACTCGTCTGCTACATCAGCGGACAACTCTTTTAGCAGCATGGCCTTGGCATCTGCGCCATAGCCTTGAGCAAAATAACCGTTAGGCGGCGTGTCCAACCAATGAATAATCATCTGCCTAATGTGTTCGGCGGTAATCATCTAATACGCACCTCGGATAATGGGGTGTTGGGGTCTGGCAATCTTATCTTAGATCTTGTCTTTTTGGCCTGGGTTATAAGCCTAGACGCATCAACAAATCTTGAGTTCTTAATGCAAACTAACAGCATATCAAGCCATACAAAAAACGATCCTAGAATGGCCATAATAACAAGCAAGCCAGCACCGCCAACGCCCCATGACTGCGATACAACCATGACGGCATAAAAACGCCATAGTAAGAACATAAGCAATATTAAAAGCGGCACGCTCAACAATAAAGATTGACGCAAGGTTTGACCGATAGCCACGGCCAATGTGTTGCTATCAATAACTTTGTTGAGTAGCTTTAACCTGCTAAGTATATCTACATACAAGTAAAACATCATAATCATTAACATACCGCTTAAAAAAAAGTCCACTATATAGGCGTTTTGCATGTCATCACCTTATGCTGCGTTTTGCTGTTTTACTTTCTCTAATTGAGCCTCAAGATCTTGTTTTTCTTTGGTCTTAACTGCAATTACTTTATCTAGTTCTACCGACTCTTCTAGCAGTGATTTTAACGTTTGCGCTTTGTTGGCTGGTGCTCTATTGCGCTTAGTTCTTGTTACCTGGGCGCGAGCTCGTCGAGCACTAAATGCCTTTTGGCCCTGGCTAACAAGTTTTGCGATCTCGTCAACCGATGCGTTGAATGACGGCTTATAAGAGTTATCAAAGTCACCGGTAGTCGGCTGTGTTTTGCTGTTAATATCAATACGGAAAATATCCAGCCCATCCGGCTGATCTGATTCAGGGGCTTCACGAATATAAAGCTTTACAACCTGGCCGCCGTCTAAAGCGATATGAACAGGCCTGGCACTGGCACCAGATACCCTCGATACTCTTAAAACATCAACAACAACTTGCTGCCTAGCTGTTTTGGCTAAACGCTTAACAAAGTCACTGACAAGCGATGTTTTTTCTGTGATTTCTGACAGTTTCATAAAAAAAATAACCCCAAACAAATTAATTGATTGGGGTTATTATCGCCTGCTGTTAGCTCTGATTAGCTGGGGTGTTCCAACAAATTACATGCCAACACTGCGGCGGTAGTGGCTTGCTTTTAGGCCGCGACGTATATTGCGTGCTTTTTGTGGATCAATGTTATAGATATTACGCTGTAAGCCTTTAGCAAATGACATCATACGCTTACGAACCGCTGAACCCGTGGTTGATTTTCTGCGAGCTTTTTTAAGGGCTGCTTTTTGAGCTGCACTCAAGCGAACCTTGCCAGCAATACGCTTGTTAACAACCTTGATTTTACCATCACGCACCGCTTTGACTGCTTTGTAAGTAACGTTTTTACCGCCTACTTTGCGGCGTGTTTTACGGCCAACTGTTAAAGGTTTTTTGGCTGCGTCGTACATACCCTCTTCATCTTCTTCTTTCATCATTGCGTCATAAGTGGCTTCGTCACCGTATGCAAATACTGAAATAAAGTCGTCTAGCTCGTCATCGGCTGGCATGTTCTCTAAGATGATCTCTGATGCTGTTTCGATCGCCGCGTCTGCAATATCAACGTCGCTATCAAACACATCATTAATCAAATCTTCATCAATGCCTAGAGTGCTCATAGCGTCTGCGATATGGGCTGATAAGATTGTTTTTACAGTTGAGTCGATTTCATCGTCGTCATCTTCTGGATCTTCAACAAATGACTCAAGGATTAGGCTATCCAATAACTCACTTGGTAGTAGCTCTTGATCCTCAAAATCAACCTCTGACATGATGCCAGCCAGCATGAATGATACCTGTAATGCGGCTAAGCGCATTTGAGTGGTTGAGTGCGCGGCGATGCGCTCGTCGATCGGGTCAAAATCAATAGATTCTGCCGCTTGTTTGGCGCTGTTAGTTGCGTCAAATTGCGCCTCTTGACGCTCTAACATGCGATCCTGGTTACGCTCGATAATATGGCTTGATACTAACATTCTTTATTTCCTTTTACTGATCAATAAACTGCATTACTTGGTGATTGTGGTTTCAAAGTAAACTTGTCGAGCACAACCCTCTGGGCGTTTAACAAGTCTAATATCAACCTTTTCAAATGGGTTATCTGCTCTTGGTGCTACCTCTAGGCCGTATAGCTTGCCTGATAGCTCTGCTACCGGCTGTAACAAGCCAGCTGAACTACAAGCGTTTAAAAAGCGACGGATCTCTGCGTCTGCGTCATTGATATAGCTAGTCATACCTTTAAGTAAGTGCTTTTTAGCAATACTAACTACTGCGTTATCAACGTAAGTGGTAATTTCAGATGCGTTGATTAAGCGTAAAGCACTTGTTTTGCTATCGTATTGAGTAATAGCGTCACCATAAATCCAGCGATCGCCTGCATCAAAGCGTTCATTCAATACCACGTTCACGCCAGCTGAAGCCAGTGCGTTTTGGGCCTCTTCATCAAGGCTAACGCTTGGCATGGTTTCCATATCACGGAAGCTAACAGGGAAGTCATAACCGGCAACAGGGCGGTTAACAGGTGGAATACCAGACGCGTTGGTAAGGGCGTTACGAACAAGTAATTGGCCTAGGTAATCACCGACACAAGGGCGCCATTTTTTGCGTGATAGTACGCTTGCGCTGTTTGAAGGGCGTGATACGTTCGGGTTCCAAAAAACCCAAAAACGGTGGTCTTTAATGTTGATAGATTCAGCAAGGGCCGCCGCTGCTACCCAGTCGTTGATCTTACCCAGATCCAGTAATACGTGACAGTTAAGCTTATCCATTACCTTTGTTGTGGCTTCGATAACCGGCATGTCATCGGTTGAACAAACAACAATGTAACGTGGGCGTTCACGCATATCAATTAAAGTGCGTGTGATTTGCTCGGGTGTTGGCTCTACAACCTTGCTGGCTGGCACGTCAATGACAATTTCAGCCTTGCGGTATGTACCGTGGTCTTTTAGGGCCTTAACAGCTTTCAGCGCATCTACAACCTGAGCCGCGTTATCTTTAGAATAGGTCGTTTCGACTTGTTCAAAGAAGTCATTGCTGCTATCTAATGCACCATGAAAATCAAGCTTTTGCGTGATGTATG